TCATTTTGGTACCATCCAGAATAATCAGCTTTTGATTAAGCTGGAAGCTAACCGACCTATGCCTTGCCATTCCGGTATAAATAAGCGTGATACTTACATCACCAGTTTGTAACAAAATATTATTAGGTTCCGCCTCATGGTCCACAATGTAATTACTAATATGGTCTATCCACTTACTACCTTTTGGCGCTGTAAGGTTATACAACTTATCGCCTGAATGAATCAGCCAAACATCTGTAGTAGACAAATGATGAACGCCATAAATTGTTTCGCCATAATCAGCAAACAACTTATAGCCCATTCTTTTACGAATTTTGCCAGGCACCGACCTTATCATGTTTTCAACATTTGGCGACTTAGTATCATCAACAGTTGACGCCTCTGACGTAAAGTCAGCACCTAGAAAATTAGTAGCCTCATAAACTTGTTTAGTTGGACTTTTAGGAATATTAAACTGAACAGCCATTTACGCCCACCCACTTGAAGTAACAAACTTCTCTCTCTTAGGAATTACAGGGCCTTGCGATAAAGAGTCTCGGCCCACCTCGAAATAATTGCGGTATGAAGTTGCCACACCAATGTCATCATCCATATATATAACTGAGGCCATATATATTGGTACAAGGGCTGCAACTTCTGGATCAAGCGCCATTTCATAATCATCCGGCGTTTCCAAAGTTATTTGCTGCGGATAAGCCCTATAATGAATGACATATATTCCAGGGCGACTACGCTCAATAACAAGAGTCTTGTCGGCCTCCTGAAAATATCTATTAGCGACTATATACTGACTTCCACTTAGGCCAAGATCATACAATTCAGCCGGTGCAAGCTGGTAAAAGTCGTCAACAACGTCTGTCATTTTGATTCTAATGAATCTCTCATATGGTGGTACTTCATCATCACTATTAAACGGAACATCATAAAAGCACACATTCATAAGTGTGACAGGCGTTCTAGTCACTACTTCAAGCCTTACAACATTGCTAGGCTCTTCTTCATCAGTCCATGTAGGATATTCAACATTACCCTTCATAACCCTGAAGGTCTTATAATCTATATCTTCTCTGTCCTCTACAGGCAGTTCATATTCTGGAAAAAAGTTTTTAACTTCCGTATCACCAACAAAGAGCTTGCATGATATAGGCTGACCGATTATCTGGAAGTAATAAGATAAAGCACCCTCCGCAGAAAATGACAATGTATCATTTACTACAGAATAAGTCTTAAAAAGATCCTTACCCAACATATTCTCAATTGGGTTATTGATATACTGGAACTCTTTAATAATAAATTTTCCAGCCGTAGACAATAATTGCAAAGCCTCATTACAGGCTTGCGGCATAGCATTAACATATTCCATAGTGGCTGAGTCGTTAGGAATACTTGTCTGAGAACCAGTAATGGAAAACATCTTCTGTAAAGTTGTATATTTAATATCTTTCCAGGTAATCATACCTTTGGTCTCCTACCGCGCTTATTTCTGGGCGCTTCCACAACTTCTTCTATAGCTTCCTTAGCTTCTTCCTTAACTTCTTCTTTAACAGGCTTATAAGCGTAACACTTATCATTCATAACAAAAGTGACCTCTACAAGCTGTCCTCCTATAGTTAATCTATCTCCCACATTAATCATTGTGTCTCTCTCCTTAAAAAAGGGACTGGAATTTAATCCAGCCCCTAATTATTTATCAGAGTGCTACTGCATCTGCATCAGCAGATCCGATAAGTGCTACATGGCGCCAGTTGGTGAATGCAAGAGAATATCTCTCAAATCCGTTGTAGAGCATGTTTCTTGACTCAACCTTGATCTCATTCTCAATATCAAGAGGTGTTCTCTGATAGAACTTTGTACCCTGAAGCTCCTTAAGTGCCTCAGAACTCATAATGATAAGAGGATGGCTGGTTGATGAAATTGTAGGAGTCCAAAGAGGATTAACAACGATTTTCCAGCGTCCGCGCTGTGTGTTAATGTCGTTGTTGTTGCTGCCTACTTCACCGTCAGATCCGATAACTCTCTTTACGAAATCCTCATACTCAGGATCGTTACCAGGAACAATAATTGTATCTGCTGTGAAGCCAAGAACCTCACCTCTATCGTCCTTAAAGTTTCTCATTCTGTTAGCAACCTTGTTAAGAACAACAGTTGTGCTACCGAGTACGTCTGAGAAGTGATTGCCCTGTGTTACACCAGAGCCGGCATTCTTAAGAGGGTGTGCAGAATTGAAAAGTGCAAGTGTATCAGCACAAGCAATATCAAGTCCGGACTGTCCGCCGAATGTCATAGTTGTTGTTGATCCTACAGAACTTGCAAGTGCAGCAGTAACAAACTTAGCTCTTGTTCTCTTAGAAGCCTGAACAAGATTTACTACCTTCTGTTCTGCATCATCCCACATATTGTCGTCGCGCATTTCCTTAGTAATTAAAACACTCTTTGAGAATGTGCTGTGTGCAATAAACTTTGCATAGCCCTCAGCGTAGCTATCCTCTGTTGCATCCTGGCCCTCAGCCTTGATGTCATAATCACCAAGTCCGCCCATTACAGTTGACTTCTCGCCCCAGCGCTTAGAGTTCTTTTCAACTGTAAGTGCCTTTACAAGATCATCATATTTATTCTGCTGCGCGTCAGCGTCATAAATCTTAGCGTCAAGAATGGTAGCCCACTCATTCCACTGATCGCCGTTTTTAGTATTATCTCTTACTGTTACTGCCATGATTTACCCTTTCTGTGACTTAATCACGCGATTATATAGGGCCTTCAGTTCTTTCATGGACCTACCAGGAAATCTCTCTTTAAAGGTCTCAATCATGTTAGCTGGAATATCTTCTCCGGAATCCGTAGTAGTTACTCCTGGGCCGTTAGTCAAATGACTCTGCCCTTTAACCTGATTGACAACAGCCTGTCTTGCGGCTGCTGTATTAGAACTGCTCAGCCTGTCAAAGTTTACGATTTTATAAGCCTCGCTAAATCTTGTCCCCGGATGGGTTGAAACATAATCAACAACAGCATTGTAGGAAGGATCCATCAGAATCGCGTCCTTAGAAGTCTTTGACTTATCAATCTTTAATACCTGTTCAAAGTCTGCATCTAACATCTGCTGCGCTCTTATGCTGTTTAGCTCAGCCGTTGCTTCCCTAGCCTGGCGAACTGCCGGAGAATTGGCAATCATATTATCAATGACGCTGGGATCAATGCCGTTCTGCTGCATCTGCCTTCTTGCATTGACTCTCTCCTGGGCGGCTAGAGCTTCGTAGTAATCCCTTGCACCCCTTATAGGCTGGTTTGTTTCAGGATTTACTAAATGCCCGTAATTCTGCGCATACAAACTATCAAGCTCTTCCTGCTGTTTTCTGTATGCTTCTAACTCTCTTCGCATATTTGCGAATGCTGCGTTTGTTTCAGGCGACTGCATCTGAGGTTCAGCGACTTCCTCTGTTACGCTTTCTTCTTCAGTTACACCTTCACTTTCGCTTTCTTCTGGTAGTTCGGCGGTTTCTACCTCGTTTGCGCCTTCAGCTTCCGACTCACCCTCTTCAGCAAAAAATTGAAGATCCATAGTCAAAAGCTCTTCATTGTAATGCTTCATAAATCTCCTTTTAACTTGGATTTTTGCGCTATTCCTGCGAATTTAGGTATAAAAAAAGCGCCTTTTAAGCGCTCATAACCTACTGTTCAACGGCCCCGGAATCTTCTGATACTTCCAAAGGCACATATACTGTTTTTACTTCCTTGTTATAATTACTACAGTCCTTTTTCCTACAAACAAGTATCTGCTTGGCAAATAGCTTGCCTTGATTCAACACATACTCACTCGACTGTATTCTCATTTCTGTATTACATAGCGGGCATTTCATTGGCCATACCTCCTTCCGGAAGTCCCATTTCCGGTTGCTGCATCTGTTGTGCCATTTCTGCTTGAACTGCCTTCTGCTCTTCTAATCGTTCCTCAATAATAGCCAGGACAACACTTGCATTAGGATAGCCGTTTGCTTTCATCATGGTCCAATATGTCTTAGCTGTTTCAAGATCACCAACAGGGCCAAAAGCACCGGACTGTAATTTAAGATCAGTCTGGCTCCACATTGCCTCACGATTCTGCATCAATGTAGATGTAGGATCAGTCTCGAAAATAAATTCATCATTCCAGTAAAACTCACCGGCTGCATCTATTCTCAAAAACTCTTTTCTATCCAAGGTATCATGTGTTGGCTGTCCGTCCTTATCAACAGAACTTATAGCGCTAGGACTGTCACTAAAGGCAAGCCAGAATTTAAACATGACCTCGTACAACTTCGCATACGCTTCATTTTTCAGCGTTCTCTTGGACTCCAAGCGCCCCGCAGCCTGGTTAATTGCATACTGTTTAGCAGTCCCCGTCCTAGCTGAAGCGTCGTATTTTCCCTGGTAAGAGTCTGTAATTCCAAGAGAAGATTTAGCCCAACTATAATTAGTTTCAAGGTAATTCTGATCGTTCACTACATTAGGCTGCAATGTAATGGTATCAATCATCTGCTTATCAGCCGGATTTCTGAGCCTCAATATATTCAGCTCTTCTCCATCCTTCTCAATCTCTACCCCTTCAGGAAGCGTTACATAAGAACCGCCTTTCAACAACTTCTCATTTATCTTTGTTCCCAGCTTTTTGATAGTATCT